AAACTAGCAAAAAACGATGCACCTGATTTTACAGGTGGTATTGACGTAACAGGAAGTGTAGTTGCTACAGGAAACGAACATAAGTTTACAAGTGCTTCTGGTGATACGAAGTTAATTATTCAAGCTGATTCAGGTAATAATAATAGTAATGAAAATGATACTCCTTATTTACTATTTAGAGCGGATGGCACTCTTGATGAAGGTGCAATATTTCTTGATAACAACACATTAAATATCGCTAGTACTGTTAGTGCAGCAGGTGGTATTAATTTTAGAACTTCAACTACAGATAGTGGTTATGATTCAGCACCTACAAGAATGTCTATTTCCAATACTGGACAAGTAGATTTTGAGGGCAATGTTGACTGTAACAATGGGCTTGACGTAACCGGAAACATCACATGTACAGGACAAGTAGACGGTAGAGACGTAGCTGCTGACGGTACTAAATTAGACGGTATTGAATCTGGAGCTACTGCTGACCAGACTAAATCAGATATTGATGCACTAAACATTAATGCTGACCAAGTTGATGGTATGCACGCTAATCAATTTTTAGCTGTTGCTGGTGACGAAGCTACTGGAGACATCACATTTTCTGGTGGAGCTGGTTCTATAACTGTTGCTGGTGGTAGTGATATGCGTATAGTTGGTGGTACTTGGACAGGAGAATATACCAATGGTATGAAGTTACAGCATAATGGTAATGACGCTTATATCCAATACAAGGGAAACATGATTCACAGAGATATTGGTGGTAATAACAGACTTACATTAAGTCAATCTGGTGACTTAACTGCTGTTGGTAACGTAACAGCTTACTCTGACGCAAGACTAAAAACAGACATACATACTATCAATAATGCTCTTGGTATCTGCGGTAAGTTACGTGGTGTTTCTTATAAGTGGATTGCTACAGATAAACCTTCTATTGGTGTAATTGCACAAGAAATAGAAGAAGTAATACCTGAAGTTGTTTTAACTAATAGAGATACAAATCCATCTACTGGAGAGACAACAGAAATCAAATCAGTTGACTACGGGAAAATTGTTGGTGTATTAATCAATGCTATTAATGAACTTAAAGCTGAAGTTGACGCACTAAAAAAACCTAAGAAGAAAGGAGGTAAGTAATGCCATGTCCTGCAAGTGGTACTATTTCCATTCAAAGTTTAGTTGATGAGTTTGGGGGTAATGCCCCTCACTCTATGAACGAGTACTACAGAGATGGAGCATACGTACCGGGAAATAATACAGATATACCTACATCCGGAACCTTTTCACTTTCTAACTGCTATTCAGCTGTTAATGAAATTCAACATGTTATCAGTAATAATATAGATCACTTCCACGCATCTAATACATTTGGTTCTAACTGGGCATCAACAGTTCCTAAAAGAGTTATTGTTAACTCAGGAATTACTGTAGGCGCAGATAATACTCATGCTTTCTACATTCCTGCTGGAATGGGAGGAACATTAGTTGTAGACAATAGTGGAAGTATTCATGGATATGGTGGAGCCCGAAATGGCGGTACCGGTGGACATGCTGTTTACTGTGAGCAATCTTCAGGAGTTACTATAAACAACAATTCCGGAGCTTCTATCAAAGCTGGTGGTGGCGGAGGAGGAGCCGGTGGTTCTGGTGGAACTGGAGGTTCTGGTGGAACTGGTGGAACTGGAGGTCAAGGATCTTGGGAACAAAGTTATGGTAACAGTACTCAATATGACAACTGGCCGAATAGGACTGGTCCATGCTCTAGTGTGAGCTGGGGCTACAGTTTCTGGGTTGCCTGTCGTGGAAGATGGGATATGTGTCAAAGAACTCATGGTGGAGACTGTTCACGTTGGAACTGTGGTGGAATGCAAAATGCTCAACATTGTTGGGGTTGTTCTGCATGTAGAGAAGACAGCTATGACGGTGGAGAAACTGGTTGGTGTCAAGCATGTAACTACACTCAATACCAAGGCGGAGCCGGTGGTGGTTCTGGTGGTTCGGGAGGATCAGGTGGAGCCGGTGGTTATGGCGGTAAAGGACAAGGAGATAATTGGTCAGCAGAATCTGGTGGTGGCGGTTCAGCCGGTGCTGGAGGATCTGGAGGATCTAGCGGTGGTAATAATGGAAACGGATCTGGACAAGGTGGAACCGGAGGTACCGGTGGACAGGGTGGTACTGGAGGTACCGGTGGAAATGGAGGTTCCTTTGGAAACTCTGGCGCATCGGGAAATTCAGGGGCTACTGGAAACACAGGAGCTACTGGAAACACAGGAGCGAACGGAAACCATGGAAATGGAAGTGGAGGAAGTTCTGGTTCAGGAGGAACAAGTGGTTCGGGAGGATCAGGCGGAGGTTCTTCAGGGTACTACATATATAACCGCAGTTACGTAACACTAAACAATTCCGGTACACTAGCCGGTCAATAACTATGAAATTTACAATTAGAAAAGTCGAAACCGGTTATATTACCGTTGATTATGAAGATGGTGCTTGGGCAAGAATCCCTATTTCTAAAGATATGGATAAGCATGGAGTACATTCTGTAATCAAAGGTCATATGTCTATTCCGGAATTTAATCTGGCAACTGAGGTTCCTTATAAAGAAGGTGAAACAGCTGATACTGAAGATGTAGTTGAAAAAACTAATACACCGGAAGATTTAGATATTCCTTGGGTAATGGCTCGAGAACAAAGTTATCCAAATATAGGTGATCAATTAGACGCTGCTTACTGGGCTAGAACCGGTGATGATACAGCTCAGAAAGCTTTAGATGTCGAGATTAAAGCAATTAAAGAGAAATTCCCTAAAGGTTCAGGACCTTACAAAAAAGCTGACCTATAAGTGGAATGGAACGAAAAACTGGATATTTGCCGTAAATGTCCAGAAATTTTTAAACCAACAATGACATGTAAGAAGTGTAAGTGTTTTATGAAAATTAAAGTACATATACCGGGAATGCATTGTCCATTACAAAAATGGTAAGGAAATGTAATTTGTATTTACGTGATTATCATTATTCCTATCCTTTAGATACTTGGTTGGAAGTCTGTAAAGATAAAACTCCAACCACAGTTTCATTTAAAGAAATTGATATCCCTTATTACAACAGTACACTTAGGTTGTATGAATGTGATATCTCTTACCCGGGAATTGTTTATAAAACAGAACCAAAGTTTAAAATGATAGACGGTAATCATCGACTTTGGAAACAAATCCTGTCTGCAAAAGAATCAGGTATGTTTTATATTCTTGATGATAATGACCTCAGTAAACTTTCCAAAGATAAAGATTCCCTCGGTATCTAATATAGAGACAATATCTATACCTTCACCAACAGGGGACGTTCCTTTTTATAAACCTTTAGTCATTCCACCTAGTGATTTAAGGCGACCAGAAGGAGTAGAAGCAGAAGCTACAGAGGAAACAGATACAGGTATAAGAAACGTAAATATACCAATAATCGATTTTCAAGTACCTTTACCTGAAAACGAAATACTTATAACGGCTTCTACTACAGCAGTCGTTTCTGTAGCTGCAACCCTAACTGCAACCGCAGCTTTTAAATGGGTTGTTACTGCTATGAAACCAATACTTAAAACAACATGGAAGAAACTAAGCCCGAAAGACCAAAAGGTTTAATCGGGAAATTAAAAGACATAGGTGAAGAGAAAGAGCATCAATTAGAAGTGCTTGGAACTCTAGTAAGACTGGGCGTTGTTGTTTGGTCTGGTTTCATAATTACGATGAATTATGTTGATATACCTATGGTTAAGAAATCTGGTAACTCAGATATAACTTTTGTAGCCAGCGTCTTTACGGGCGCACTTGCCACATTCGGTTTGACGACTGGAAAAAATGGTAATGGCAAAACACCAGTAAATTGCCCAATGGCAAATAAACCAAAACCAAAAGCATGAAAAAATTAATCTTGCTTTTAGCTCTGTTATCACCCAGCATAGCTAGAGCCAACACAGTCACTCCCCAGTTCACAACTGGGTCGATGAACTCAACGACCACTACGACTCAAAGTATCGTGGAGACAGAACAACGTCAGGTCTTCGGAGCTACTGTGAACACGTGGTCTGGGACAAACGTAACTCCGTCAGCAGATATAACAACTAGCGGAACTACATTTTCAGTAACTGACGCCACATTACCGTGGAACTTAGAAACAACAACAAGAAGCGCAGGGTTAGTAGAACAAATAGATTTCACAAGAAACTACACAATAAACTCTACAACTACTTCGCTCTCTGTCTTCTCTCAATAAGTCCAGTACTGGCTGAAGGAGACACCAATAACAATAGTAACCCCGTGGCAGCAGCGACGGGAAATGTCACAAATCAGGCTGTGCAATTTCAGAACAATGGGGCTCCAAGCCGACAATCCTTTGGTAGCAACATATCTTGTAATGGCAGCACGATGACATTCAGCCCATTTTATATGGGAAATGATACGGAACCACAAACAGAAGATGGTTACGTCATATCAGAGAATTGGGGGTTTCAAATAAACTTCTCAATTCCTTTAAACAGAGATCTGACTAAGCAATGCGAAGAAATGGCAGAAAGTCAGATCAATAAAAATAAGCTCGACTTTGAACTGGTTCGTGCTCTTAAATGTGCCGAACTACAACAGAAGGGCTTTACCCTACTACCCGGATCACGTGTATATCATTTGTGTTCTGACGTAGTTCCAATTCAATCACTATTACCCCCTAAAAAATAATGTTAGCAATCGCAAGACCATTCGTACTTTCTGCTTTAAGAAGTCCAAAATTTAAGACATTTGTTATAGATCTACTACAAAAGCTAGTTGAACAGTCAGATAACGAACTAGATGACAAAGCACTAGCAATAGTTAAAAAAGGACTAGGAGTCTAATGAGAAAGAAACCCACCAAAAAAGATAATTCCACGAACCCTGATAGATGGATTATAGATAACTTCTTACCTTTAGATGTTTATAAACCTGTTGAGAATTGGGTAACAAGCGAAGAAACACCATGGTATAGAACTGATGGTGTGGTACATGAAGGAGATGGTCGATCAAGATTTATCCATATGCTTTATGGCGAACATGGAATTACGTCTAATAATTATGCAGGATTTGAACCAGTATTTGCTGAATTAAATGTAAAGCCACTTATAAGAGCAAAATTAAACCTTGACTTAAGACATGAAAAAATTGGAGATACATACCAACATCATGTCGATCATGGTTATCGAGCTGAAGGAAATTGCTTTTGGACTTGTATCTTAAACTTTTCTGATTGCAATGGGGCAACTATATTTGAATCTGATGGAGCACCTGTCAAATCTAAAAGAAATAGAGCAATAATATTTAGATCTCACTTAGCACATGCTGGATGTCCACAAACTGACAGCTTATTTAGGTATGTCCTCAATGTAAATTATTTATCTGGTGATCAACCGGGAAGAGGAAACCCCTTCTAAATGGGGGGTACAAACATACCCAGACAAAATTACAAGCCCCTTACAGGCGATTCTGGAGGGGCTTTTTTCATGAAAATTACTAAAAATGGCTGCAAACAACATATTAAAGATAAAAACCACTAGATTTCCTGATTATATTTATAACCTTGATCCTGAGAGATATAAGGAGAAAAGGAATCAAATCTTGAAAATTGACAAAGCTAAAAAGAAAAAGAAAAAGAAAAAGTACAACGTATGAAGAAAGCAACTGAAGAACAGTTTAATGAACTACATCAGTTGGTCACACAAGAGTTTTTAGACAGAGTTAAGAGTGGTCAAGCTACTACTCAAGATTTAAAAGCAGCCTGTGATTGGCTGAAGTCAAACGATATATCCGGTGTTGCTTATGACGGCAGCCCATTATCAAAGCTGGCGCAAGTATTGCCAGAAGTAGACCCAGAATTAGTAAAGGCGAAACTCTATGGCAAATCAAGGGGCTAAATATGCCAACGGGAATTATAAGTCCCAACAAAAGAAATACAACAAAACAAAGAAGGGGTTAGAACTACGTGTCAATGCGAATGCTATCAATCGAGCCAAAGGTACTTATGGCAATGGTGATGGAAAAGACGTCGCCCATAAACCGGGAAAGCAAAACAGCAAAAACCCAAAAGACGCCACCTTACAGTCTCCATCCAAAAACAGAAAAAGCAGACTCAAAATACGTAAAGCATGACCCCTCTACTACCTAGTCCAAAACATTACTTACACAATTTAATAACCATGACAA